CCCTATAAGTATGTATTCATAAGTAAGTCGTGCGTAAGCCCGTCGGCCCCGATAACCTGCAACGCATTAGACTAGGCTAAGAGAAAGAGGATAAGAATCCTTGGAGGCTCTTACACACTCAGTGTATTTTATACACTAGAGCACTATCCCGTTACTATGGCCCGAAGCGATTCATTCTTTATCCGAGCAACAATCCCGACAAACGGAACGACTTACGCACAGCAGAGTGTAGACCTTGGTGCCTTTGTTGATGCCCTGGGCAAAACTGTCATGCGCATTCACAATATTTCTGTTTCCTATGGATCACCTTTGAACACACCTTTTGTTCCAACCAATGCTGAGGGATTGTGTTCTTTCCAACTTACCACTCAAAGCCAAGGCGGGATGATCGGGGCTGGAAACCGTTCTTCCATCTCTACGGGAAAACTCTTGGCGTCTGGTGATGCTGTAGGCAATCTTTTGAGCGTCACTGAAACTCTAGACATTGCCCCTCAGGAATGGACTCAAGGATACTTGGTTGCTGTTGAATCTATCTTCCTCGGAGTAGATCAGGTCACTGTTGATCTAGTGGATGAAGTCACCGTCGTACTAGAGTGCACTGTGGAGACCATGACCGCCGCAGCATCAATGGCCCTCGCTCTAAGCCAGCAATGAGGTGTCCCCCGTGGATAACTGCCCAAATTGCCGTCGCAACGAATTGGCGGCTGCTACGATCAGAGGGATTGCCGATACAATCCTTATGCCGGTGAACACTCTTGCTCGTCTCCCTCCGGGTACTACTCAAGCATTTGTTGATGGTACTACGACGGGTGCCGTAAAAGCGGCAAAAACCAAGGGTGGGGTTAAGCGAAAGGCTTCTGCATACTCGAAGGAATACAAGAGAGCATTCAAGAGAATATCGAAGAACTATCGAAAGAAAGATGGATCATGGAAGAAAGATGGATTCAAGCGTGCTGTCAAAGCCGCACACAAATCATTGAAGTGATATTATGAAATTTGGACGACTACGAACTCTTCGAGGACAACTTGAGAAGACAGGCCTCGGCCCTGCGAAAGTAAACCTCGTTGTCGCAGATGGACTCATCAACTACGGTTTGAGGATTATGCGATTTCGAATCTGGCCGGAGAACACAAACGCTTCATTTTCGCCTCAACATTACCAAGCGATTCTTTCACTCGATCCAATTTCAGCGGCGTCCAATATGAATGCTGGAACGAATGCGCAGATCGCCTGGGCTTATTCGGAAGCAACCGTCAACGGCGTCCATCAAGCCGATAGGGAAATTATTGATCCTGATCACATCGTAAACCGAGATTTATTTTTGACACTTGCAGGTCCAACGACTTCGGACACGTGGAATTATCTTATTGAAACTCAGGTCGTTGAATTATCCGATGACGAGGCAATCATTACGATCATCAAAGAGACTTCTCAATCATGAGGTAAACGGATGCCTTGAGTATCTCAAGGTCCATCCATAACTTCTCCAAGGCCCAAGTCTTAGGATAGAATTTATCGTCTTGTTCGATAGCCTTGAGCCATTCGTTAAGCACTGATTGAATTCTAGCAAATTCAGCAATTACCTGAGTCATTCAAACACCTTCCAACAGTCGTCACATATCCACCATTCACCTTTGAAGTCGGATGTGACTATCACAGCCGTCATACATCGAGGACACCAAGTCAACATTTACACTCGAACTCCTTACAACACTTGCGAACATCGACATATCTTCCCTTCGATGGAAGGTAAATCCAATTCTGACGACATCCTCCGCATGAAACTCCCTTATGTCGGGGGTCTCCAGTGTCGGCATTCCAAGGAAGATGATAGGATATTTGAGGCATACGACCGATAACACGGCCACATTCGCACAAGAAAGTGTTCTGATCAGCCATCAAAGAGGCCCCCAGCACAATTCACATGAGCCATTCCGGTGCTTTGGGTTGCATTTATCCTTCTTATCTCCCCAAATTCGTCCGACAGGAGGCGAGGTGTGGTTCTGCGGCCCCTTTTTCTTCTCAATTCTTGCGTGTTTTAACAAACAATTCCTTACGAATTGGCTAAAATTGGGCATTCTTTCGGCGATCAAGGCGGTTTGCCGGTCAAGGCTGATGGTTTTGTTTACTCCCATGTATTGACCAGATAGGAATCCCCTATAAGTATGTATTCATAAGTAAGTCGTGCGTAAGCCCGTCGGCCCCGATAACCTGCAACGCATTAGACTAGGCTAAGAGAAAGAGGATAAGAATCCTTGGAGGCTCTTACACACTCAGT